ATTGGAATTGGTGAAGGAAATTGAGCGCATAAAAGATCGTGACCCCGACTATTGGCGGGTGTATGGTGAAGGGCAACGTGCGGTGTTTAGTGATAGGCAAATATTCCAAAAGTGGGAATACATTCCATTCAAGGAGTTTCCCGAATTGGATTGGCATCTTGGATGTGATTTCGGATTCTCAAATGATAGCACCGCAATTGTGATGGTGGCAAAAAAGAATGATAAACTTTATGTGCATGAAATCCTTTATGCCAAAGGAATGACGAATCGTGATATTGCTGAATTCCTAAAACGTGAGGGGAAAAATCAAATGCTGATGTATTGTGATAGTGCCGAGCCGAAATCAATTGAGGAATTGCGCCAAATGGATTGCTTGGCAAAGGCAGCCATAAAAGGTGCGGGATCAATCAATGCGGGAATTAGTTTGATTAAGGAGTTTGATGTGATTGTTTCAAGCGAATCAAAGAACTTGCAAAAGGAGCAACAAATGTATTTTTGGGAGGAATTAAAGGATGGAACGATCATCAACAAGCCAATTGATAAATTCAATCACTTGATGGATGCATTGCGATACGCCACATATTCAAGATATAAAAACCGCAATGATTTTTTTGTGATTTAAAATTTGTATTTTTGAATAAATTTTTTATTGATGGCATCCATACTCGATAGATTCAAAAATCTTATTTCAAAGAACGCACAACAAACCGCAGCGGAATATAACAAAGCCATATATCAATTTTTGGGTGAATCCATTGTTTGGAATCCTGAGAATGATGATAGTTACATTCAGGAGGGTTATAGAAAAAACGCAACGATTTATTCCCTTGTAAACATCATCACAAATGCTGCAACAACAATTCCTTTTCAAGTTTATGAAAAGGTGAATGAAAACGAAGTGAAGCGTTACAAGGCACTCACAAGCGGATCAGTGGATGCCAATTCACTTTACAAGGCAAACCTCATTCGCAAAAATGCAATGGTTGAATTGGAAGGAACGGAACTCCATAAGCTATTGGAGCGACCGAATGCAGCGCAATCATATTCAAGTTGGATCACTGAACTCATTGCTTTTGGTAAACTTACGGGAAATCGTTACATCTATGGCATTGCACCTGAAACGGGAATCAATCAAGGGAAATATAAAGAACTTTATGTGATGCCATCACAAATTATGGAAATTGTTTCGGGTGGTATTATGCAACCCGTTCAAAAATATCGCATTGAATATCAAGGTGCTTATGATATCCCTGCGGATGATATATGCCACATCAAAGATTTCAATCCTTATTATGATGGCACTGGATCACATTTGTACGGGCAATCACCATTGAGGGCGGGATTGCGCTCCCTTACAACCAACAATGAAGCGGTGCAAACGGGTGTGAAATACTTACAAAACCAAACCGCACGTGGAATCCTTACAAGTGATGAAGGGGATATTAATGAAGTGCAAGCGCAACAATTGAAAGATAAATTCCGCAAAAACTTTCAAGGTGCGGACAATGCGGGTGATATTATCATCACTCCAAAAAAATTATCTTGGGTAAACTTTGGATTGAATGCATCGGATGTTTCATTAATTGAGCAATACAATGCATCCATTAAAGATTTGTGCAACATTTATGCAGTGCCAGTGCAACTCCTAAACAATACGGAATCGGCAACCTACAACAATATGAAGGAGGCAAAAAAAGCATTGTATCAAAATTGTGTGATTCCTGAACTCAACAAAATTCGTGATGAATTAAACAGATGGCTTGTGCCAAAGTTTGGTGATAAACTATTCATTGATTTTGATTATTCCGCAATCCCTGAATTGCAAGAGGAAAATGAAAAGGTTGTTGATCAACTTTCAAAGGCGTGGTGGGTTACTCCAAACGAAAAAAGGCGTGTGATGAATTATGGTGTGGATGATGAAAACATTGCATTGGATAATTATTACATCCCTGCAAACCTTATTCCTATTGAAACAAACGAAATGCCAATTCCTGATCCAATTGATGAAATGAATATCAATGAGGAAAAGCAACTTATCAAGGAGGCACTTTGGAATATAGAAGTGAAAGCCGAAGTGCAAGGAATGGCAGATGTGTACACAACCATTGATGAAGCCATTGCACGTGCCAATGAATTGGGCGGTGATGGGTATCACGAACACGAATTTGATGATGAGGTTGTATATATGCCATTTGAAACGCATCAGGAATATGAGGATGTTGTTGAATCAATGGATGAAAGCAAAGCTGAAATGTATGATGATTATCCTCAAACCGCATCCAATAACGCAAAGCGAATGATTGAGTGGCGGGAAAAGTACGGAAGGGATGTTGTAAAAGGCGGAACGGAAGTGGGATGGCAACGTGCCAATCAACTTGCAAAGCGTGAGCCAATCAGTGCTGATGTAGTTTCAAGGATGGCACAATTCAATAGACATCGTGACAATGCAACCATTGCAGATGAGTACAAGGATGAGCCATGGAAAGATCGTGGATTCGTTGCTTGGAACTTATGGGGTGGCACTGCGGGTGTAGATTGGGCAATCAAAAAAATGGAGGAATTGCGCAATGGCTAAATTAACAATCATTGAAACTGGGTTTGATAAACCAAAAAAGAAACGCAAGGGAGTTCATTCAAAGAACGCATCCAAAGGACAAAACGGGTACAAAAAAAAGAATCGTGGTCAAGGCAAAAGAAAATAAAATCAAATGTTGCGCAAAAAAATTGTGTGATAAAATCAAAAGCGGATTGAAAAAATTCATCAATGGATTTTTAAAAGCGTTTTTCGAGTTCAATGATAGTTGGTAAAATGAAAAAAGGCATTAACAAATTCAAGGAATTGTTTTGGTATTCAGATAGTGAGCCAAACGAGGTTTTGATTGCGCTTTGCCACATCATTTGTTTACCCGCTGCCTTGCTTGTTGAGTTTCACAATCCATCAATCATTTTCATTATTGGAGGAATGGCATCAGGGTTGTTTCAACTTTGGGCGGTTTTATGGAGTGGGCGTTTGCGATATCGTTTGATAGCGGTGCAAGTTGCTGCAATCATTGCATTAACAACAATCATAAACCTATCAATGGCGGGATTGATGGAAGGAAGTCGAACGGGGTGGATCATCATTTTAGGTTTTGCCATTTGGAATGCAATTAGAGTATTTAAAGAAAAATTAGAGCGTTATGATTAAAAGATTGAAAAACATTTGGTCATATAGCGATTCACAACCAACGGAAATCACGTTGGCATTGGCAAATATATTCTTGACACACGTTGCAATTGGAATTGAAATTGGTGAACATTACGTTTTTAGGTTTGTTATATTATTGAGCGGATTTTATCAACTTTATTGTGTTTCGAAAAATGATGTTTTGTGTAGATTAAAAGCGTCATTAATCACCTTTTCTGTTTATTTAATATCAACATTCATATATTTAAAATCTATCGGTTTGCCAACTCCAACGCACTACGGATGGATTGTGCTTTCATTTGCATCATTTGGAAGTGTGCGAAGATTAATTTTAGAAAAAATACACAAACAAATTAGAAAAAATGGATAATATCACTCAAATCATTATCACACTGGCAACCGTTGCGGGATCTGCTGGGATATGGAAGTTCCTTGAGGCACGATTGAAAACAAGGGCGGAAAGCAAAAAAAACGAACTTGAAAATAATGATGGTGTGCAATATAGGGATGACTTAAAGCATCGAGTTAGAAACCTTGAGGCGTTATTATCACAAGCGAGTGATGACAAAGATGAACTTCGAAATCAAGTTTTGGAATTAACCGCAGAGGTCAACGCACTTCGTGTGAAGGTTGAATTTCTTGAAAAGGAAAATGATCGTCTAAAAAACAAATAAATGCCAACTCCACGTGAAAACGAAACGCAAAGCCAATTTGTGGCACGTTGCGTGATTGATGATGAAGCAACAAGGGATTTCCCCGATATCGATCAACGCATTGCATTTTGTTATTCCCAATATGAAAGGGAACAAAAAAACAATATCATTTCAAAACAAGTGAAAGCCAATTGGCAGGGTGCATTCGAAAATGAAAGGCGCAAAGCTGAAAAGGCAATCATCGGATCCGTGCAAAGGTTTTATCAATCGGAATATGAAAAGGGAGTTGATGCGTTTATAATTGATAGCACAATTCAATTGGATGGTATATTCACAACAAAAGGTTTTGAAAAAATATATCGTGATTTATACGTGCAAACTGGAATGAGGTTTGCCAATTGGTATGCGAGAAACTTTGACAAATTTTTAAAAAAAGGAATTAACCCAAATCAATATCAAACTCAATGGCAAAACCTATTCGGGCAATTCGCTCAACAAAATGCGGGTGCAAAAGTTGTACTTGTTCAAGGAACTGCAAAGAAAACATTGCAAAGGATATTGAGTGCCAATATGAACGATCCTGCATTTGCTGCGCTCGGAGCAAGGCAAAAGCGTGATGTAATACTACGTCAAACAAATTTATATTCAAGGAATCAAGCATTGCGATTGGTGCGTACAGAGGCAACCGCAGCTGCGAATTATGGCACATTGCAATCCGCAACAACTATATTTCCCGCACAACAAATGATGAAACAATGGGTTTCGGGCAATGATGGGCGCACACGGTCCATTCCTCCAAACGATTTTGATCACGTTGTGATGAATGGCAAACAAGTGAAATATGAGGATACATTCAGCGTTCAAGGGCAACAAATGCGTTTTCCTGCGGATTCATCATTGGGTGCATCAGCGGGAAACATTGTGAATTGCAGATGCAGCGTGTTTCCATTCCCAATGGAGGAGGCACAAGCAATCGGACAATTTGAAAGTATTGGATTTGGCATTGGTGCGGTGCAACCCGTATTGGCGGGAACTGAAACGATTGCAGCAACACAATCATTTGCAACACAAGCAACACAAGCAACAACCGCTGCGATTGATTATTCAGCATTCAGGGCAAAAAGCAAAGCACAAGCGCAAAAGATTGCTAATGATTTAGGAATTAAAAACTTTGATTTTGATGGATTGAATATGAATATCACGAATGAATATCTTGTTGGATCAGCAAAAATAAAAGATCGGTTTGGTTTTGTTTTAGATACGCTCTCATCAGGAAAGGGATTGCGTAATATGATTTACAACAATACGTTTGATGATTTATTCAAACAATCAAAGGAGTTGCGTGATTTAGTTGAAAAATATGGAATGACTGTTGTTAAAAAGAAAATAAATTCAGCAATAAAATCAAGGTTTAAGTTTAGGAGCAGAGGAAAAACGAAAAATTTACTCAATGATCATGGTATTGCCAACTTTTCATTGTTTCCTGAAAGTAGATTTATTTCAATACAGGGTCAAATTTATAAATTTAATGTTGGTCAATACACTGGAATCAGGCATTCAATGGATTATAAGAACGTGCAAAGATTGATTGAAGCAATAAAAAATCAAAGATCACGTGGTTTCTTTGCGCAAGGTGTTGATTCGGTTGAATATATCGTGATGCACGAATTCGGACACGCACTGGATCACGCAGTTGGATTTGCCAAAAGCAAAGTATTCAGGGATCTATTGGCTAAATATAGGGCAAATGGGGATGATTGGATTGCTAAAAATTTAAGCAGCTACGGAGTTTCAGATATTGCAGATGATGCATCAGAACTTATTGCAGAGGCATTTGCGGAATATATGACATCACCAAACCCACGTTTGATTGCACGTGAAGTTGGTGAAGCGTTGGAAAAGTATTTCAAATTAAACAAAAAGAATATGGATATTAGCGCACCAAAAAAGCAAACTGAAATACCAAAACAAACAATTCCGTTCGTTTTATCACCGCAGCAACTTAAAAAATATATTTAGTAAATTTGTACAAAATAGTTTTACTATGGCAATGATTTACAAGGCATCACCAATGGGTGAAATTGCTGACATCGATGAAAAAATGGGAATCGTAAAAGGTTACGGATCGTATTTTGGCAACAAGGATTCCGATGGTGATGTGATTGCAAAAGGAGCGTATCAAAAAACCATCAAGGAAAATGGGGAACGTGTTCGCTACTTATGGCAACACAAAATGGATAAACCCATTGGAAAAATAAAAGAAATGTATGAGGATGACAAAGGTTTGATGTTTGTCGCTGAAATACCAAAAACAACACTTGGCAATGATGCGCTTGAATTAATGAAAGCGGGAATCGTAACGGAAAACTCCGTTGGTATATTGCCAATCCAAAAACAAATGAAGGATGGTTTTCGTGAAATAACGGAGGTCAAACTTTACGAAATATCCGCAGTAACTTTGGCAGCCAATGATCAAGCAAAGATTTTGGATGTGAAGGGGAAAATGGATATTGAAAACGAATTCAAGCGTTTCGATGCATTGGCAAAACTTATCCGCAAGGGCAAGATTTCCGATGAAATGGGATACGCTATTGAAGCCGAAATACTAAAATTGAAGTCATTTTTTATTGATTTCACAAAGCCGACTGATGAGGTCACTTTGCCGAAAAAAGATGATGCGATTGAGGTGTTCTCATATTTATCAAATAAATTAACTAAATAACTTTTAAAAATTTTCAATTATGAATGAAAATGTAAAAGCGCAATTGGATCAACTTGGCGATTTAATCGATGCCAAACTTGAGAAAGCGCAAGGTCAAGCAATTGATTCTGCAACTGGAAAAGCGGATGAAATGCTAAAAAGTGAGATAAACAATCTTACTACACAATTCAATGAGCGTTTTGATGCAATGGAAATTGCAAACAAAAAACACTTTGAAGCAAAACAAGATGTTTCTTTCAAAGGTGCTTTAAAAAATGCCATCAATGATGGTGCAATTGAAGGCATCGTAAAAGGAAACGCAAGATCTGCATCTTTCGAGGTTAAAGCCGATATGACTGTTGCTGCTGATTTCACTGGTGAGGTTATTCCAGCGGATAGAGTTGCGGGGTACAAGTTTGATCCAACTCGTTCGGTACACGTTAGAAACTTGATTCCACAAGGATCAACTTCATCTGATGTTGTTCGTTTCGTAAAAGAATCAGGATATTCAAATGGCGCTGCTCCTGCAGCTGAAGGTGCTACAATTGCACAATCTGATTTCGATATGACTGCATCTGATGCGAACGTTCGCAAAATAGCGACCTATTTTAGAATCAGTGAGGAAATGATGGCGGATACTCCACAACTTACATCATACCTTTCAGCACGTGCGCCTGAAAAACTACTTTCAGTTGAGGATACACAAATCCTTTCTGGAAATGGCACTGCGCCAAACCTTTCAGGTATCATCACTGATGCTGCGGATTTTGATACAACTTCAGGAGGTGCATTCTATCAAAGTGTAGAATCAGCCAATGAATTTGATGTGCTTGTTGCTACATTAAACCAATTGGCATTGAGTGAATATCAAGCGGATTACATTATGCTTAATCCAACTGATTTTCACAAAATCCTTTTATTGAAAGATAGCCAAAATAGCTATTTGAAAGATCAGGTTTATGCTGGATTACAACCTGCATTTATGGGTGTTCCTGTTGTAGTTAATACTGCAATCACTGCGGGAACTTTCCTATGTGGAAACTTTGGTGTTGGAACTCAACTTTGGGTGCGTGACAACGTGGGTGTTGAATTCTTTAGAGAAGATGGAACAAATGTCAGA